ATGTTCTAATAGAACAATGAATCCAGTAATTCACATTCAGTGCGACAGACAGTACACTGTCAGTGCACATAGAAGCAGCGTGCACAATTGCACACTGCACACAGCTACCGTGGTAATACTAAGGCCTTCGGCCCGCACGGTAGCTGAAGCCAAGCCAGAAAATTTTGGTCGCTCCGCTCCTCTTGGCGTTTGCACGGCCAACTTCGCTTCGCTCGTGGCCGGCAAGGTCAACAGATTTAGAAAAACATCGAGCTGGCCGTCGGCTAAGTTGGGGAAGGTCTTCATTTCCAAATCATCCAAGATATGCGCACACCAGATGGCCGCCAACGCCGGTTCTGCTTCACATGGAACAACTACCCTCTGGACGCCGAGACGCAACTACGAAGCCTCGCCGAGCGAAAGCGAATCGTCTATATGGTCGTCGGCCGGGAGCGAGGACTATCCGGAACACCCCACTTGCAAGGTTATATGCATTTCGAACACCCGATCGGGTTCGGTGCCCTTAAACGGATTCTTCCGACCGTGCACTTCGAGAGAGCTCGAGGCTCTGGGCGTGAGAACCAAGTATACTGCACGAAGGACGGGGATTTTTTCGAAATTGGGGAAGTTCCTGCGGACTCTGGTGCCAAGACCAAGGAAGTATGGCGTGATCTACTTGCAGCGGCAGAAGCGGGACGTTGGGATGAGATCAAGGAAACGCAACCGCGCATTTGGATCGCATTCCGCGAACGACTTCTAAGCATGCGCATACCAGACTCGAAGGTACTCGACGGTGAAACACAAAACGAATGGTGGGTTGGACCAACAGGAAGTGGCAAGTCAAGACTCGCGTGGGAGAAGTACGGTGACATATGCTACCAGAAACAACTCAACAAATGGTGGGACGGTTACGACGCACAACCAGTTGTCGTCATAGAAGAATGGAGTCCCAAGAACGACGTAACTGCTTCCTCGTTAAAAATCTGGGCTGATCGTTACCCATTCTCAGCACAGATTAAGGGAGGCATGTTACAGAAGATTCGTCCACAGAAGATCATCGTCATCTCCAACTACAGGATCGAAGACTGCTTCTGTGACTCACGAGACGCCGCACCGATCGCACGGCGGTTCAATGTTCGTGAATTCCCACGAGACATCGAGATAGCCAAAGCAGAGGCGGACACTTTCCTAGACCTCCACGCGCCGACAACGACGGACACAGTGAGCGACAACGTTTCATCGGAAGAAAACGAAGGCGCACGCGATCAGTTCGGGCCGTTGCCCGACCTATCGGAACCACTTCAGTTCAGCGGCTATGACTGGACAGAATACGCAACAGAACACGACTTCAATCGGCTGCTCGAGTTGCATAGGCAGTCGTAGTGTGTTCTGCATAGAGCTTTTGTCATGGTGCTTAATCACAAATTGTCAAATTTAAGAATGACCTCTTCCGATGTCGATTACGTCATATAAAAACTACTTCGTCATAGTTAATTACGCTCCTCTATTTCATGATACGCTACATCTATTCCTTGTAAACTTAATAATTCCTCCATCGACAATCTCCATCGTTCATTCTGAATTTTGCCAGTTCGTGAATAAGCCACAATGTCCAACAAGCGTCCAAGCGAGAACAACACCAGCGACCGCCCCACGCAACGTCGACGCACCGACTTCAGCGCGGTCCCGATGCTACTGCTCCAAGTCTGGCCGGAACTGGTAGTGGAAGCCCGAGCGGCTCGAGAAAACGCCGAAGCTGAAAACGCTACGCTTCGCAGTCTTCTCGACGAACACATCGACAGGCTCAACGAACGTGACCGTCAGTTGGCGGACGAACGTGATCGAGTCAGGCGTCAAGTGGTGTTCCACACTGTGCTCATGGGTATCATCGCCGACGCCGTTGTGCATCTCGACGATACCATGTCACGCGCCATCCGCGATCGAGTTTTCGCCGCTCTGCAGCAACTCGACCCGAACGCAGCTCTCGACCTCACGGCAAGTGACGACGAAGAACTCTAACTGTAGGATTACATAAACTGTAACATGGCACCTACAATTCATCATGTCCATCGAGAACAGGAGTTACGATAGAACTAATAGGATGAACGGTGCCATCACCGCTCCCTGCTCCTTCATAACCACGAGGAGTGACCGCTTCTTCAGGAAGAGATGTCATAAATGCTTGATTCATGGTATCAGCCCATTCTTCAGTTTCCATCATTTCAATGTCCTGGCGTGCCACACGGGCACGATGACGCCGAGAATCAGCAACGACTTGTCGTTGCTGCTGAGTCGCACGTCGAACACGAGATGCGACTTCACGTGCAGATTCAACATGAACGCGGTTGCGAATATTCCGATCAACTCCGCGTGTCTCACCACGTCTGATACGGATAGGAGGAGGATTTGCTGCATCTACAACGCAAGGCGGTTAGGGTTGGCATTCACACCAGGTAAACCACCCCGTCCAGCAATTGCGTTCATAGCAGTCTGAGCAGCTGTCAAAACAGCTGACTGGCCATAACGTCGCAAAAGTGGAAGGGCGACTTCGTTGAAAACATATGTACCAGCTTCAGCGCCCCCACGAGCAAGAGCATCAACACCCTGCTGAATGTAGTTGCCCTGCTCAGCTTCCGTATGAGAAAACTCTGTTTCGGTCTGTGCTGACGAAATAGCAGACATGGCACCAGGGCTATTAGGAGCAGCCGTAGTACCAATAATAACACCGTTCTTGTCAGGAATGCCCTCGGTGTGAAGAATGTGCTCAACACTAAGAACATTAACAGGTACAGCACCACTTGAAACACCTTCGACCATTACAATAATGGCACACCAACCCTGATCAGTCTGAATCCAACCAGAAGCTGACTGACCAAGATTGGATAGGGGAGAGAGATAACGAAACGCAGTCTCATCCAACCATTTGTTAATGGCAGTAACCGGAGATTGCGTAAGCGATGCCAACGTAATACGCTTGTAAAAAGCAAGATTGGACATCTCTGAAATAGTAGTAGGATAAGTCCAAGTCGGGGAACCAGAGACACTATAAGTCGACTCAGTCGACAACCCGATATGGACAAAACCACTAGCAGAAGTAGGTGCTAGTGGACTACTCAAACGAATGGCATGTGCTGTTGTACGAACTAGCTCCATGACCGCAGCAAAGCTATCTCGCTTTCCACGGTTCGCACCACCACCATACGTCGCTGGCCACGCTACAGCGGAAGCACTACTTTGAGTAGCAGTAACATGGCCCCACGTATACGACGGGCGAAAAGCCCACGCTAACAAATTACTTGTGTTAGCAGCAGGGCCAGTGAATGTAAGCATATCCGTATCAGAATTAGCAATGCTAGGCATTGTATTCGAATCGGGAATCTTCGCGCCCTGGCTACGAGGATCAAATGGATCAAGTTGCGCCAAAGCAAACTTGTTCGTAGGCGTAAGCGCGGTCGGAGATGGGCAAGCCATCTGCCGAACCGGACGCCTACGAGCCGGCGCACGAGTTCGACGTACATACGTGCGTCGACGTGGCGCATAAGCGCGGCGCCGGCGACGATAAACAGGGCGGCGACGGTATGCCATATCGTTCAAATAGGGTTTGGGTTGAATGTGAGCTTCAATGTTCTAATAGAACAATGAATCCAGTAATTCACATTCAGTGCGACAGACAGTACACTGTCAGTGCACATAGAAGCAGCGTGCACAATTGCACACTGCACACAGCTACCGTGGTAATACTA